TAGTATTACCCGCGACTTCGTAGCCGACCTCGTAGCGCGCCCCCCTTTCTATTTTTAGCGCGCCTTTCACTTCGCGCGCTCAGTAACAGGATGGCCTTGGGCAGGTATAGACGTGTTCGCCGCGCGGCTCGTCGACCGTTACGCCGTTCAGGGCCGTATCGTCGTCGACGCCGTGGGTTCTTTAGGCGCCCTCGTATGGGAAAGGGAGTTTTTCGTGTAAAGTTAACTAGATTTGTGTCAATAACACAAAATGTCGCTAAAACTTCGCAAATGGGCCTTGATGTTCGCCCTGTTGATTTTTCTGAGTTCGGCAAGCTCGCAGGCAATTTTGAAGCGTTTCGTTTTACTCGGGCTCGTGTCAGAGTTTTGCCTCAGCAGAATGTCTCTAATAATTCTTCGTCTTTGATGCCTGCCTATTGTGTTTTTCCTTGGCATCGTCCTTTACCTGCTGATTCTAATTTTAATCAATTTTTGAGTATTGATCGGTCTAAAGTGTTTCGAGGAACTGGAGTAGGAAAAATGTCTTTTGTCCCTAGTATTATAGCTAGTGTTGGAACATCTGCTGGCGGGACACTTACTATGGAAACAAAATGGAAGCCTCGCTTGGAGTTAGTTAATGACGGAACAGCATATACTGTAGTTTTTTATACTGGAGCAATAGGATTTCAGGGAATACCGGACGCCCCTGAAGGGGCAAAGGCGCATTATAATATTATTATTGACATGTGGTGTACATTTTATAATCAAAAAACATTGGATTAGTTATTCAAAATATTTCTTTATTGTAATTCTTCTGTCAAATGCAGTAGTATTGTAACCTTCAAATTTATATAAAAAGTCAGTATCAACATTAGTTGTTATCCATAATTTTTCCGATGTGAATTCCTCGAATCCTCCTTTGACCTGTACTTGGTATGGGTATCGGTCCATTATTTTCAGCATTTCGTCATATTTTATCCATCCGTAGAAGTCATCGATGATTACACATTTTTGTTGTTGGTATCCGTCCCACCAAAGACCTCTCGGCTTGTAATAAATTGAGTCTGGAGCGTGGGCTTGGGCTTCTTCCAGTGCTGTTCGGGATTTTCCTGTTCCAGGGAGTCCGACATAATAGTAGACCTCAGTTTTGAAAAATCGGGGTTGAATAGGCACAACGCTTCTGAGATATTCTTTGATTCCACGAAAGTATTTGATAAAAGCGGTTGGATGGAGGCTCGCAATTTGTTTGATATTGGTTGTCCCACTCTGTATGGTATCCACGACGGACTGTAGATCGTTTCTTTTCCCTTGCGATTGAGGGTTACCCGTCTCAAAAATCTCGCCTGCCTTAGAACAGTACCTTTTGTTGTCTTCGTCGGATCCGTTTGCCTTCTCAATATGGATTCCGTTATGCAAATGCTTTTTGATGGTACTAAAGCGCATGGGTTTGATAAGGTTAGCGTATCCTTGTAGATGAGGTGTTCCGGTTGTCGGAGCGACTTCTTTTCCAAAGATGCCATACTTGCAGTTGTTAGTTAAAAACTCTTTTGTTTTAATAATATCTTCTTCCGTGTAATTATTCCACGTGAAGCAAAATTTTCTCACTGTGCGATTCATCGCCGCATGCGAGTCACTGGCCGGCTCGCGTAGCGAGCCGTTCGCCGGTTGCCTCTCGCATTGGGCGGCGCAACGTTGCCGCATCAACGTTCTGCCCATACGAGGTAGAGTATATTTTTGTGGGCGCAACAAGGATAGTCGCGGTA